CAGAGAATGAAAAAGAATCTAATTTTTTAGATGCTTCTTCGAATCCTAATTTTTTCAATGCCCAAGAAACTAAATCTTTCAACAAGTCAATGGGCATAAAGATAAGAGAGTTAATCAATCCTGTTATTGCACCTTTAACACCGCCGATAAAACCTTCTTGCTCAAACCCAGACATTGATTCTTTTACTGTATCAATCAACGTCATAACAATAGTTATCGGCAAGAATATTTTACCAACCGTTGCTGCTAAACCCTGAAACACCGCACCCATCCTGGAAAAAACACTTACCACCTGTCCAAACCCTGCGCGGATGGTACCCATAACTTTGCCAAAAGTTCCAGTCGCCGCAGAGGTGAAAAAGTTTGCGATCGGTGACAAGATTTTACCAACTTCAGTTAGTCCAATCACAAATGGACCAAGTACAAATGAACCAAGATTCTTAAGTCTTGTCAGAAAATTAGTCATATTCGTAACGAACTTTGATTTTCCTAAATCATCTGCCGCAGAAGCAATTCTAGCAAACCTGGTAGAAATAGATTTTCTTATATCATCAAAGATAACAAATATTCTAACGCCTATATCATCAATCACATTAACTAATGGTCGGAGTTTAGTTGCTAAACTTTTTCTGAGGTCGTCGAAGATTACAAAAAACCTTACTTTGAGATCATCAGCAATTGACGCTGCGAGCGCTGCCAGCTGCGGTCCACCCAATAGTTTTGAAAAGAATCCAACTGCACGTAACTGCGCTAACACTGCCCCAGCAACTGCACCCATAACGCCTGCAATCAACGCGGGTAATGATCTGACAAGTGCCGCGAGCAGTTTACCGAATCCACTTTCAGAAGAAGTTTCTCTGGGTTCACTGCGAACAGAAGATGCCGTATCAGCAGTATCTTTTTGCTGCAAAAATCTCAATGACATATCTCTTAAGAAATTATTCATATTCTTGTTGAGAGTCGTCACTTGAGAAACAACAGTTCCTATGCCTTTGTCGATAGATACCAATTTATCTTTCGATTCATTCTCAGCTTGTAGTTGTTCTTTTGCTAAAACTAAAGCGTCATCCGCCATTTTGTAGTTTCCTAAATTCGTTTTCTTCTTTAATTCTCTGTGTTAACATTGTTATATAAATTTCCCTCTCCCAAGGTAACATATTATCTAACTCACTTAAAGAATAATTATGACTGTACATCAACTCAAAATTAGTTTTATAATGATTTACCAAACTATCATGAGAGAGGTTTAGGAGAAAAAACTCTGTAACCCACTCAGTAACTGCTCATTTTCCTCTTTACAATCTATACAACTAAACTTAATCGTATGCTCCATCTTCGGCATATTACCCAACCAGTCCATTACGTTCTTAAACTGTTGAGTAGTCATTGACTCGATAAATTCTAACAAGTCTTCCTTCGTACAATCTTCCGCCATCGTTCGTTCGTCTTTAAACACAACTGCCTTAATACAAGTCAGTGCCATCTCGAACGCTTGCTCAGTTGTTACGTTTTCAGTGTCGACGGTTTCAAACTTCGCGATATCCAAATACGTCGGCCATTTAAACTCCATTGTTACGTCGTCAGTCAACTCAACTTTATCTTTGACCTTTGGCATTGTTACACCAATGTCGTCGAGTTTAACATCAATCTCGTTTACCACTGAACAGTTGCTACATTTAATACCAACGTTCGTTGTTTCGCCTGAGGACTTTGCTCTAATCTGCGTAAACAGATATTCAACATCAAACGGCGTAAGCGTAGATACGTCAATCTTAGTTTGAATGCAAGCAGAAATAGTATCAATCACCGCATTCAACGCTGCTTGACCGTCTTGCGACTCAAGCGCCATTAATAATATTTTTTCCTCTTTAACCAAGTACGGTCTAAAAGTAACCTTCTTTTTTGTTGATGGTACTGTTACACTATACTTTGGTGAATCGTTCAGCTTTGGTAATGCCATAATTTATCTCCATTAAGTAAATATCCCTCTAAAAAAATCACCCACTAAACCTTCAATCAATCCTTCTTCACCAGACTTGGCGCCTTTAATCTTCCAGTCTTTGTAAGTAAATGCTATCGTGTATTCGATAATGCCATCGGCGTTATCGTCTGACAATTCAATAGCACTAAATGTTGTTGGGTAGGCGTCAATTAATTTACAACTCCAAACCAATTTGTCATCAGTCAAATAATTTAAATCTAATTCGTCTTGCGCAAAATTAAGAGGACCAAGCGATGGCAATCTTCTCCTAATGTTTGCGGGCAACGGTAAGTTCAACTGCTTCTTAAAGATGGGAAACCCTTCACCTTTCTGAAGCAAATCTATTTGTACTTGTTTAACGTAATCTCTGTAATATCCAACTTCATAGTTTTCGTTTACAATTGTATTTCTCCACGCAGAAAAATACTCCAAGATTTTTGGATTATTCATAACACGAAATGTCATGTTTACTGTATCCACGGCAAAACCATTCGCTACGTTTCTCTGTATCAAACCAATCTGAGACTGCGTTGTTGTTATCTGTTTGCCTGGCATTGAAACATTCTTACACAAAAGATTTAAACTTTCAGAAGATACGTTTGCTATCGGCGGTAGAATTACCCTAAACAGATTGCTTCTAGCAAATCCTCTGTCTGCTGCGACAGCACCTTGAAAATCGTCAATGCTATATGGCATTTATCTTGCTCCTAGAATCTTTCCAGACCTGCGCTTGCCCTGATCTTGACCATTGAGCAGTGGGTAAGAACGTGGCGATTTCCCATTCCGGCGCAGAAACCTGTGCTAACCTTCCTTCAATATTCGACGCCAAATATCTCTTAAAACAGGGCGCAAAATATTTCATCTTAGACGCTCTCTTTAAATAATCATATGAGATCAAGAACCTAGTTGAGTCGTCATACTTTTTATTGTTAAGATTATCCATCAGTCCATCAAGAAACTTTGCTCGTAAAGTCATTGGAAGGTAATGTAAGTTCAACCCATAGAATCCACCTTCAGCACTATCCACAAGGATCACCAGCGGGAAGTTATCCCAGTACGGCAGTTTATCCTTGGTCTTAGGATCATAGAAAAACATGTACATGCTTCCTGGTTTGCCTGTGCTCTTTAACGTGACTTCATCTTCGCGCATCAAAGAACGGCGATTAATTGAACGCATGCTTTGTAGTTTTCTTCGGAACCAGTCACGTGACTGGCGGGTGCGTGGAGTTATTCCGTTACGGAATGCTTCTTGTTCTAATGTGGAAAATAGGTTACTCATGCAACCTATTTATAACGGATTATGAGGATTGTTTGACTTCAGGTGATTCTGCTGCCATTTGTTTTTCCTTGTGTTCTGAAAGCAATTCAGCGCAGGGAATTTTTTTATCGGAGCAGAAAATTTTGCCGGAGAATGTTCTATAGAGATAATAAACTTTTTCAGCAGTGGTAGGTTGTTCAGTCATGATTGGCGAGGTGTTGTTTGCACTTATATATAAAAAACAAAAAAGGGACCGAAGTCCCTTTTTCTTACTGCCATTCTTTTAAGAACGCTTCCAGTTCTGCCTCTTTTTTATGCGCTTTTCGTTTCTCTTCTTTGGGCGTAGCGTAAGTCTTTCCCTCTAAAGTATCATCGATCAGTCGCCTTAGATGATCCGCCATAGAAATATTATTTTCTATACACCAGATCCTCAATGCTTTCCTGGTATCTTCGTCAATCCTAAAATTAACTAAGATGGTTCTATTGTTAGTTGACATTAGTCTTCCTCAGCCAACTTAGCGAAGTATGACATAGTGTCATCTTCTTCGTCATCAGAGGCAATCTCAGGTGCCGGAGCAACTTTACGAGGTGCAGGTTCTGCAACTTCATCCATCTCTGGGCGATATCGTGCAGGAGCAGGAGAAGATTCTCCAAGTACTGTTGCGAGGCGACCTTTCAACTCGTCGAATGATTTGTAGTTGGCAGGATCAACAAATTCATTCAGGTCGTGCAGTTGGTTATAGACTGTTTCCAATTCGTCATCGTCGCCGGAAAGAGCAGAAGGTGATGAGAATTCTGACTTGTCATAATTTCTGTAACCTTCAACGTTGCGAATCTTCAACTTGAAAGATGCGCCTTCCCAAAAATCAAATGGGTTCATTGGTTCTTCATCAGCAAACTGTGGTTGCATTACATCCATAACCTTATCAAAGATTTTCTTACCGAATGTAAACAACATAACCTTGCCTTCGTTGGCAGGGTTGCCTGGATCAGACTCAACCAAAACGTTAGCGACATAGTGTAATCGACGCTTGCGTTCACGGGCAAGTTCTTTATCTGACTCAACGCCAGAGTTCCAAAGTTTGCTGTTCATCTCAGATACAGGATCTTGCTGACCGATAGAAGTCAACGACTTCTCGATATACCATTGACCAGTTGGACCTTTGAATCCATGATCCCAGTATCGAACCCATGGGAGTTCATTACCTTCTGCCGCTGGTAAGAATCGAAGTACAGCATAACCATTTCCTGCCTTATCGACAGTAGGTTTCCACTGACGTTCGTCAACGTAAGACTTAGTTGCCTTCTGTTGATCGCCATTGCCAGCAGCTTGTACGAGTTTAGAGATTGTGTTTGCGCGGTCGCGCTTGAGGTTTGCAAAAGACATATGTATTTCCTTGTATTTCAGAGTATGTTTTTTTATCCACTTTATTCATAATATAGAAGTATATATTACTTGACTTCTTTACGGATGTCAAGTTATTCCAGAGTACCACTGTTACCCTTTGGAATTAGGTTGAGATTCTGCGCCTCAATCTCCAACTTGCTTTTGATCGCAGGCGTGATATATTTGGCGACAGTTTCTGGTTCGATGTTATTCTCTTCACATATGTGAAAGACAGCATCCATGTACGACAATCTTTTTGATCGAACTGTATCGAGGATAAGTTCGGTGAATTTATTTTTGGTCAACATCAGTCCATCCATTCGCATTCTTCTTCCTCTCCGTAGATACCCCAGTCTGGGTAGAAATGCCCTTTGTTTGTTTTTACGTTACCTTCTTCATCATATGCCATGGCGACGACAACGTTGCGAATCTTATGTTCTCTGTTTTCGCCGTACCACATATCGCCCCATATCCCAGTGCTGAGATACGATTGCATATTCTTAATGTAGGTTTCAGTTGAATAGTATTCTTGCCTGAGTTTCCTATCGCTCGACTGTCGATATGACTTCATATTGGAAAACTTTTCTTTCCAAATCTTCAACCATTCTTTCACCTTCCCTGGTGAAATAAAATGATCATAGGGCAGTTCGCGAATACTTTCGTGAATAGAAAGGTTCTGACTCGGACCTCTCGCCTCTCTTGCTTTGCGTAACCGCTCAACTGCAGCAGCTTTCTGCTCAGGTGACATGGGTTTGCGTTTACGCTTAACTTTTTTGCGTTCGTAATCTTTTGGTTCTTCCCATTTACTATTCTATAAATATTCCTTTTGGAGAACAATATGGACGACTTATTCGATTTCGGGTTTACCGCAGTAACTGAGGAAGAACTCGAAACAGTACAAATCGCATCGATGACTGCGAATGATGCGCAAGATCGATTAGATAAACTGTACAATGCCATACAACCTTTGCTTACTAATCTTAAAAAGAATCCTGAAAAAGAATACATCTTATGGCCGAATAGACTCAGCAAAGTAGAAGCATTCGAAGACATCATACAAGATATTTACTCAGGAAAGAACTCCTAACGTCCAGTTTTCCGCAGTGTCTTCAGCGTACTGTAGACTGTGACTTGAGACGTCGACAGTACGAATGTAACGACTTTTCTCATACAGTTCGACCATGTACCCTTTCTCAGTTTTAACAACCGTTGCTTCCCTCTTACCGTTAGGAGCAAAGTATTTTGAAATCTCTTCAGTAATCATTCCGCGTCCATGTTGATGTTTCATATTCTTACCTCCAAAGATAAGATCCCATTGTTGATCAAACTCGCTCTGAGATACCGACATAGGTCTCGGTTTCGACCCTTTTCCGCTCATATTCATTCCACCATTCAGGTTTATCGCGCTTAGTCCAAATACAAAAATCACGTTTTGCTTCCCAATAGTAGTTTCTATAGGAAGCAATTGAATTACCATCAACAATGCATTGAGGATATGCTGACATTGCTGGGGTAGGTTCGGTGAACGCAGGTCTAGTATCGATTTGCTCTGGCGCTTTAGCCAACGCGCCACTTAAATCAGCAATTGATTTGTGCGTTTTACCGTAACGATATGTATATTCCTTACCCAGACTAATCCACATCTCATACAACCAGTCATAGTTTGCCTTAGACTGACGAACCCAGATAGCAGATGGATGATTAATGTGACATGCTTTGTAGAGCGTGTTATGCATGTGCGGGTCTTCAAGGATGTAACGCTTGATTTTCCTACCAGTCGTTGAACGACCAATCCATTCTTCGCCATCAATCACACGGTGAGCAGTAGAAAGAAGTTGCGCATACTCGCAATTCATTTTGACTACGTGTTTATCATTGTGCTCAACGGCGCAGATATCAGGATTCGGATTCAGGTAGAATATGTTCATCCTTGGTCTCGTTTATGTGCTTGTAGAGATTTGACAAAACTTGTTTTTCGTCATGTGAGAGTTGATTGTATAACTTTTTCGCACGCTTGTCAACCCCGTCTTTAAGCGTCCGGCGCAACAGTTTCGCTTTCTTTGCGTTCACGAATCAACTCCTCCGCCAAAACAATTGAACCTTTTCGTGGCCACAAGTGACCTCGGGTTTCGCATTGAACTTTCTTGGGAACTCTCCCAGTTATCTCCATAAACCAGGAAGTCTTCTTTCCTGACCTAATACTTCCTGACTTATTACCTTCAAGTGTAACACCTTGCCATTTAAACTTCATTTAACTTCTCCACTGCTTTAATTACGTCAGGAAAGTGAGTACCAAGTATTTCCCAACACTTATCCGCCACTTCAATGTGTTCTTTCTGCGTTCCATGACCGCGACGCAGTTCGCAATAATGAATCCATGAGCGCAAGGTGCCTGCCATATACAACGTTGTTTCGGTCAATCCCTCAGGTAGCAGAGCTCGCGCTTGTTCTTTAGCAACACCATTATTCAGTGCCAACTCATAAGCATCTTTTGCCTTACTAATTACTTCTTGCTGAAGTTGTGAGAAGATCGCTTGCTTATCCTCTTGCTCATTAGTTAGTTCAAGTGACAGTTGACGATTGGTTGGATGTTGAATCCTCGCCTCACGATTAGTGATGAAACCCTCGCTCACCGCATATCGCTGACTAAACTCCTGGAATGAAAACGAACGATGTCGAAGAATCTGCCGAGAGATATCGCGAGTGGTTTTTATTTCCATCGTGACACTTACCATTTCAAATGGTGACCAGTGACCTTCTTTGATGAGATACCGCAACAACTTGGGCGCAGTCTTCTCATTGTTTTGATTACTAGGATTACTTACGCGAGCCGCATATGCAATCAATTCATTAGCCGTATGACAACCCGTTGTTGCACTGGGTTGCGTCATACCAACAAGACTCACTTCACAAGTCATATTTTCCATCCTCATAGGTTCCGGGCACACTGTTGTATGCAATTACATGTTTGAATGCTTCGATTAATTTAGTATCACGAATTGAATCATCGTTAGCACTAAATTCTAAATCAGTAAGTTGATCAATCAACTCTGTACGAATCAATTGCTCGAACGAATCTTCATTAAAATCATTTCGGGTTATCATTTAGGGTCTCCTGCTGGGGGTTTCACTAAATCCCACATGTGCTTAGAACACTCGTTCCATCGTTCACGTTTATAGTGCCAGATGATACCTTCGGGATCTATTAATTTAAAATTGCCGTCCCAATCACACTTTAATGTGATCGACGTATTTGCCTTCAAGCAAGTCTCTGTTTCTGAGGTGTTGCTCTTCGATGTCATCTTTGCTTTGTCCATGATATTCTACAGCAAGGTGCTTTTCAATCATCATAGTATTGACTGAACGCCAAGCGTCATTTTCTTCGTCGTATACAATGAATTCGCCAAGGATTCTGCCAAACTTACCTTTGGCATCCTTATGCGTTTTTAACGTTGATTCTTTTCCAAGGTGGGACTTGAGATATTCTTTTGCAGCGAATCCGTACTTTTTCTCAACTTTATCTCTAGTACGTGACTCAGGAGTATCAATACCGTAAAGGCGAATACGCTGATCGGTAAGAATAATATCAAACCCAAGATCAATGTCAACGTCAACAGTGTCTCCGTCAACAACCTTTTTAATTTTACATCTATACTCATACATCTACGTGTTATCCTCTTCGTTGTAATGCTCATCAGACTTCCGATACATGACATATTTATCGCCAGGATTTAGTCCATAGATACATCCGGCAATACCAACAAGTAAGAAAAATAATCCACCAAAGATTGTTAAGTATTGTTCAATCATCCCGCCCAGTACCCCTTGAAAGTAAGTAAGTCAGAAACATTAGATATAATATACCAAATACGTCTAGTAATGTCAAATCAATGTTCATAATCATTATTGGTCGGAGTGGAGGGATTCGAACCCCCGACCCTCTGCTCCCAAAGCAGATGCGCTACCAAGCTGCGCTACACTCCGTCTTTAATAGCATAACAAATCATGGCAATGCCAGATAAAATAAAAAACAAAGTAACAATTTCATGAGCATATTGTGCTATCATTTTTCTTTTACTTAAATTGGTGCAGAGGGTTGGATTCGAACCAACGTAGCTCTCGCGTCAGATTTACAGTCTGATGGTTTTAACCACTCACCCACCTCTGCTAAAAATTGATACAGTCGCCCCTTCACACCTCTTGCCCATGAATGGCACCACCCCGCGCTGTATCCGACGATCCAAGTAGTTAAGGAGAGAGAAAGATCGTCTTACCAAAATCATTACCAACTTATATATGGACGGTTCTCTCCAGACCCATTCCAATTCACCTTACAACCTGCAGCCTCGATGATCGGCAGAACTGCAGTCAGATTCTCAACACCTTCCGGACTACCATCAAAGCAGAAAGTTGATCCATCCTGCTGTTCTGGATAGTTACAAACGAAACCTCCTACCGATGTGTCATATTCCTCAGGGTCTACATCCCCAAAGTCTACGTACCCAGTTCCATGACAGTGTGCACAATCTTCATCATCGTCAACGTTGAATCCTTCACCGTCACACTCCCCACACTCTTCCTCGATGCCTTGAACCTCACAGTCCTGCGAATGATTGAATAACACCTTAGACATATCTTCGGGTGGATCCTCTAACCAGGACAGTTCACTCCAAGCGCAGGTTTGACAGCAGGGCAGATTCCAACCAACAAACCAACCTTCTTTGTTCAATGCGTCGCGCATTTTAGCAAAACTCATTGTACACCTTCCTCCTGCTGACGCTCATAGAGCGCAATCAATGCTCGATATGCTGCGTATGCACCAGGGTGCAACTGGAATTTATCTTTTTCCAACTCACGCATCAGTTCACGAGACAAACGAATTTCTTCGTAGTAAAGATCTTCCATTACACCCACTCCTCTACTGATGCATCCCAGGTTAAAGACCAATCATACCGACCATCTTCCTTTAAGGGAGGCATCTTTTTGGGCATGGGTTTCAACATTGTTTCAAACGTTGGCATGGGTTTACGATAACGTTCAATCAAAGACTCTGCTTGTTTCTCATACCCACGAGCAACCAACACATTCCTCACGTAGTTAATCTCATCAGCAACCACAAGACCTGCCTCGTATGCACGAGAGTCATCTGCCATCTGAAAGTACCAGTCATGACCAGCACACAACTTTTTCAGATGATCCACGATTTCCATCGTGTGAGTTTCGTTAGTGATTTCCATGGTTCGCCTCAGTTCTTGATAAGATTTCTATTGCCTCAAGGGTAGAAACACCTGCTTCCTTCAGGCGATCAATAAAGGGGACACACTCTTGAAAGCGTGGACATCCTGCTTTCGTGTAGTCTCGAAGGATGTCGCAACACTCAGAAAGCATGTCGAGCGTTGCGTTTTTAGGCATCGGCAAAGTCCTCATTATAACACACTCCAAGGAAGAATCGCTAATGCTGCCATGAAAAAGAAAATGCCAAGTAAACCAACTGCACCACTAATGACATTCATCAACTCATCATCAGCGACACCCTGCGGAGCCTGCCGTTTGTAAACACCACCAACTTGATTTCTTGTATACTGCATATAGTTCTCTCTCCTTAACCTATGCTCTTATTATACCTAACAATTTCCCCAAAAGCAACCACTCGTAACTCATTGATTTATAAGTTACTTTTGCCCCGCATGGTAATAACCACGATTCTGTTCACCAGTGGTCCAACGCAGATTGCTAGGTTTCCAATTCCAGATATTCCTGCGGATGTGGTCAACCTGCATATCCTTTTGAAGCAACTTGCGCACATTTAACGGCAAACTACGCCAAACTTCCCACGTCACTTCAGGGTGCTTAGGTCTTTTCACAAACGTTTCAGCAAACAAACGGTGAAGGTCTTTGGTATACCTTTTACCATTTTTGCTTAAACCAATCTGTGGATAAGGTGCCTTACCCGTCAACTTAGTGGGTAGTTTCAAGAACCGACCCGTAGTCACATTTTGCACCTTACCGCAAGGATAAAGTTTATAATTGGGAAAATCTGGGTGAATTTTTGCTTTAGTCATAATTCTCTCCTGTTATGCCACTATTATACTAAACAAATGTGGTATGAACAACCACTCGTAACTCACTGATTTAATTAGCAAAAGTACCACGCATTCCAACATGCTGTGAAGAACTGGTGAAAATGATATTCCCTCGAATTTCACCTCGACGCTTAGGTGAGTTCGCCCGAGCGGTGAACCCAGGTCGGCGTAATTTCTTAGGCGCAACGTTAGTTACTGAACCCTTAAATTCCTTCGTTAAACGTTCTAATTCTTTTCTTAATTCGCTTTTAGTCATCATTTTCTCCTTAATGATCATATTATAACATAATAACAAGGAAACAAAACTTAACGTAAGTCATTGAAATTAATAGTCATATTCAGGAGGACATTTCCAGTGGTAGCAATTATCACCAGGATCAAGGTTCAGCAACTCAAGCTCGTGGATATATTCATAGGGAAGAAATAAGAAAACCAAATCACCAGCGCTCAACCAACGCGTATCAAACGAATTTTTAACAAATTCCATCACGTCACCAATCAACTTAGAAGAAGAGTCAAAGGTAAGCGCAAGGAAGTTAAACGCCGAGTAATCATTAATATAGACGTCAACCAGGTCATTAGACTCAATTAGGACTTTCAAAGGTTCAGTTTTATTTAACATAGCACAATCTCCATAAGCGTGAGCAAATTATACTTGATGAATGCGCTGAAAACAACCTGATGTAAGTGACTGATTTGATTGGGGTTTTGTGGTGAAAAAATGGCTGCGAAAAAAATTTTGTATAATCGGGTCCCTTTGGAAAAAGTGCAGTGTGGTGTAGTGTGGTGCGATATAGAAAGTGTCGGGTCCTGTTAGGTTCGCCCCTAAAGGAAACGGGACTCCTAACTCCAATAAGCTTCGGGTCCCCCCACATACCCCTATGCCATTCACGATCACCACTCAGAGGAGTCACACGGAATCCTCAGGCACACTAGAACTCCTCGTAGTATGCCTCAGTAGGTTGATACTGTTCAGTCAGTGCAGTTATACGACCTTCATAGTCAAACATGGTACGAAAAGGAACACGAACCTCAACACCTTCGTTCATACGCGCCGTGTTGTATACGGTATCCTTGATGATGGTTTCACCTTTAATCACGAAACCATATTCTTCGATCCGATCAATGGCACCGATAAGGTACAACTCTTCACGACCCTCAATGGGTTCGAACTCATAAGCTTTGATTAAATCACCAGTTTGTACATTCATACTATATTCCTTAAGATTAGTGGGAGTGATTCCAGTTAGAGATCCAGTCAGGTCAGTGACCCATTCAGTTAATTCTATCTCTATTCAGTTGGTTTCTAATCACTCCCTTTCCCGTTATGCTATTATTATAACATATAGAAGGGGAAAAAGAAATATAGGTTAAGTGCTTGATTTGTAAAGAGAAATAGTGTCAAGTAGTTTTGGCACCCAATTATCACGTTGCTCAATGAATACTTGGTTACCAGGTGCCCCGTACATGTCGTCAACGGATATGATTGTTACTAGGTTGGATATGGGCATGCCAGTTCGTTCTTCCCACATGATGGCGTATGCTGCTTCCTGACAGAAATAAGACTCAATGTAGTTGCGTCGTTTAGGTTTACGTGATGTCTTGAAGTCAATCACTGAGAGTTTGCCTTCATATTCAGCAATGCAGTCCACACGTCCAGCGACACCAAGATGATCTGAATAAAGCGGTGCTTCTTGGGCGTAGATAACTCCAATCTTTGAGTCAAGAATCCCACGAACATTCAGCACTGACTCAATGATGTCTGGTGTGATCGCCTCTTTGAGTTTTTCCCAGTCTTCATTATTTAAGTATTGCTCGATTGCTTCATGAACTGCAGTACCACGTTTGGATGCACGAGTGGATATTTTATTTGCTTCTTCAAGACCAACACGTTCTTTCCACTTAGCAATGGAGTCTTTGCTTAGTATGGACAGTACAGTAGTAATGGATGGATAGGAAGTACCATTTGGCGTAGCGTAAGTTCTTTCCTTTTCAGTGGTAATGGAGGATAGATCAGCGTAACCAAGATTCACAGGAGAGTGAGTAAACATTATACATTCCTTAGATGATTAATACCTCTGCGTGCAAATGATTCAATCATTCTACGTTGTTTACGATTGAGATTGATTGGATCAGGTATATGGGGATGGTCCATTCCACGTCCATCAGATATATCAGAGGTGTCTTTTTGCTTCTGTATTTTGGATAAAGGATCATTATACACTTTAACAGAGACATTGTCAAGTTTAGGTATTTTCAGTTCATCGTGATTATGATGTAGGATGAATTCAGTGTTTGGGAACTGGCGGAAGATATCTCTCCAGATTGGTCGCCAGTTGTTCAGGAGACGATAGTTATTGGTATTGCCACGATCAGAGGAGAGATACAGATCAGTGATTGATCTCATATTGAAGTCAAAGAGTGTGTCAAATCCATAGAGATGCACTGTGTCGGCTTTTTGTTTATTGCAAGCATAGTGTACTGCCATATGACCACAATTAAAGTTCGTATAGTTGCCGGCATATTTCGGTAATTCTGTATAGAATTCTTTGATCTGACTAGCCATCTTGACATGAAAGGCAGGATTCTTTTCCATCCAGATCTTTGGTCTAAAACCAAGAATCCACTCGCCAGGTACAACCACTGATCCTTCGGTCAGA